CTATATTAAACTCTCTTGTATTAACTATTATTATCAGCCGAATTGAACGCCTGCTCTGGTGATAATAAAGTCAACTGCGATAAACTCGACTGCCTTAACTGGTAGTAAGTAAATCTTAGCATTCATTCTATTATTCTCACGATCAAGTTCTGTGTTGTTAGTTGCATCACATACAACCTTGAACTGTCTCAAACCACCTCTGGATTGGACTAATGCCAATACTGGGGAAACTTTGGAAACAAAGTCTTGATATAGAGCTGGTGTAAGTTGTTCCCAGATAAGTCTGTTGCCAATGTCGATAACTTGACGTTGAACGTCCATAACCATGCGTTGAACGTTGATGCTTTCAAGAGAAGATTTGTCAGCATTAAGCGTCTTTTGAGCAAAGATTACGTAACCTTCATTTGGGAACTTGACGATTGGATTAATTCTTACTTGATAAAGCTTTTCACGTTCGTTTTGATTTACTCTTGTTCTCGTAAGAGATACGAAGTTTAGTGCTGCTCGGTTGAAACCGGCTGGTGCAAACCATGGATAAGCGACCTTGTCATTATAACCGATTGCTGCAACGGAAGCAACAGAGGCTGGAACCGTAATTCTCTTACCACTTGCAGGGTCTGTCATAACAACATCTGGGAAATATGCCGCAACGAAATCGTTGTTTATTGCACGGCTATCAAAGTTATCAGCCGTATTTTGAACGTTAATGTAGCTGCCAGTTCCAGTAGTTGTTCCATCAAATATTCTATCTCCGGCAGAGTTGTAGTTTGGAATATCCATTGTATACAATGCCAATCCAAATCCTGCTGCTGCATCGGAAGCATAGTCTGTTACGAACGGCTCACGTTGACCTGGGATTGCCAATATATTAATATTTGAAGCAATTGGGTCAGTAATGATAGTTGTAGCTACTTTATAAGAGTATATTTGATTGTTTGCAAATCCGGCGCCGTTTTGATTGAAATCAAATCCTGGGCTTTCATAGCTTGCATTTGCACCGCCGTAACCACCAATCCCATTTTCTGTTGAAGTGGAACGATCATCAAAGCGTTGTGCGTGTTGGTCAAGAAGATTTACGCCGTCAAAACCACCATACATGAATACCGTATATTTGGCAAAATTATTGAACTTGTTAAACTGGATTGGTTGTGTGCCGTTGTGAATAAGACTTGCGAATGTAAGTTGGTTTCCAGAGACACAACTTCCAGTTACAGTATAATCAGAAGAGTTAACGACGCCATTACGAACATATACCGCATTCTTCATTTGAGTTGCAACAGAAGAAGTTAAATATGCAAATGAAGTCGTGCCGAGGGCTACTCTTGCAAGTGTAAACTTGTTATCGTTAAAATCATCCGTTGAAGAACCAGTTACAAGAACATCAAGCTTTTCAATGCCTGCAAATCTGGTAAAGGATGGAATTATGTTATTAAGTTCGCCGTTAATGTTTGTGTTAAGAACGTTATTGTTGTTACGTTCAAACTTAACGCCCCAATACAATCTTCCATCTGTGATTTCTTGAGCGCCTGGTAGAGTTACAAGACCACTTCCTGTTACAGCTCCACGAGTTACCTTGAAACGATATGGGACTGGTGGAACTATAGCTCCATTAAGACCAAACGTATTGGCAGAGCCGCTTCCTGCAAGACGAATGTCTGTTGCCGTTGAAGAGCTTACATCGGTTAACAATGGGTTGGTGTTTATTAGTTTTGGACCACGGAAGCCGAATGGTAATGATGTTGCTGGGACCATCTTTTGTTCTACCATTGAATTCATTACTACACGAATGTAGTTGGACATATTTGGATACTTACCAGAACGAATGATGCGACGATCATTTGGATCTTCTACGTCAAAGTTATAATAAGCTTTTGCATCGCCAATAACTTTAGCAATATATTTGTCGCTATCCGGATCAAGAGTAAGATCATTGAATTGTTCAATAACGGCTTGATTATAATCCGTATCTCCAAATTGACGAACCGTTAATGTAAACGATCCATATAGATTTGTTGGATTTGTTGAGGCAATGATATTTTGAATAGAGATTTTAATCTTATCGTTAGAGTAAACGCCATCATCAATAGCTTCAATGTGGAAAAGATCATATTCTGTTGAGCCATATGGTTGAGAAATGAAGCTTGGCGTTTTTGGATTTGTAAAACGTGTATCAAAACGTCCAAAGAGTTCAAGGAATGGAGCAGTATCCAATCCGGAGGTTGCAGAAGTATTTGCTGAACCGGAAGCTATTAATACACCGGATACCGTATTTTGAACAACTGTTGCAACTTCGTCGTCTACTGCGAAATCTGCATAAACATAGTGCTGTTCTTGCTCAAACTTTGCTGGATCTGTATTGAGAAGTTTTGCAAAGTAAAGATCAGATGTTGGATTGAATGATGCAGATAGAATTCTGATACCAGCCAATCCATCAGCGGATCCGAACGTAGCTCCAAGAGAGGTGGAGATTACGATCTTGAAGTATGGTTCTTCGCTATCAGATGGGGTTGAGTATACTGCAACGTCATCAAGTAAAGCATTGAAGCTTTCTCCGGAACCAGACATAATCATGATGCGAGATCCAGAAGCTGCAAATATTACGCCACGAACAAGATTAACAAATCCAGAACCATCGGCGGCATCGGCAAAGCTATCATTATCAGTAAACATTGGGAAGCCGACGCTTTGATTTGCTTGTAGTTGATGGCGAGCAGCTAAGAATTGAACGCTACCTACGCCACGGTTGCCAGTATTTGTTCCAATGGCACCACTTACTTTGAAACCTGCACTCTTAACGATACCAGCGGTATCTGTTGCAGATATATCAGCAGCGGTTACATTTGCACCGGCACCCAATACTCTTACGAAAGTAAGAGCACTACGATTTTGCAAAAACTTATCTGCCGCATATGGGGCAGGTAACTTTGGATCATAGCCACCAAACTTCGTAACGAAATCATTAAATGATCCGATTGTGTATGGAACGAATGCTGGACCTTTCTGGGCTGCGCCTATTATGCCTGCTGGTATACCAACAGGACCAGCAGTTCTTGCGGTTAGATCGATTTCACGATCAAAAAAGCCTGGAAAATTAAAGAGTTGTTGTGGCATTGATTTTTATCCTTCTTATCTAAGATACGAGCTTTTTGCCTTTTTCTTTTTCTAATTAGGGGCATCTGCTCTACTATTTCCTGTTTATTTAGACGATATTAAATATTCTTCCAATGTTTCAATATCAGAAGCGGCAAAAACAGTCTCCCCCTTCTTTTGATTGGTATCTAAAATAGATACATACTTCTTCCGTTTCTTTCCCGTTAATGGATCAAATAAAGTTTTATTTACTACAAACTTCTGCTGTATTGTGGGAGTTTGCTTGGTTTTTGGGTTTTCTTCGATGTCTGTAAGTGTAAATCCATCACGTGGAGTATCTTTCAAAGGCGGACGTTCTAAATGTTCTTTTGGTTGAACGTCCCCTGCTACAGATACATCAAACACTATATTCGGACAACTTATCCAACGTCTTACAGGAACTGCATTTGTTGGATATTGTGCAGCTAATAAATATCCTTTGACATTGATATTAAAGGTATATTTTATAAGACGTTCTTCGCCTTCAAATTGATCAATATTCTCTCCATTGGAGAAACTGTCTTCTGTATTTGCAATGAACCAATATCCTTTATCTGTCTCTAACTTATGACCTCTAAATTGAGGAAGAAATGAAGTCATATAAGTCTGAATAAGATATGTCATGTGCTGTGTATAGTTTGTCCAAAACACAACTTCATATTTTGCTGTAAAGAACTGCGGCTGCGGGATCGTTATAATTTCATATATGTTATTAGCAGATAATCTGTTTTGAAGTAATCCGCCTTGAACTACTTCTAATAAAGCTTTATCATCCCCAGTAGGTCTGGTTGAAGTTGGCAATCCAGAAAGAACGTTTTGCAAATTTTTTAAACCTTGCTTGTTAACAAGATTTTGATAATCTCTATCTTCTGGAGCTAATTTTCTTTTTATGGTTATAACACCGGTTTGTTGGTTCATACCTCTTCCGGTAATGTCTTCAGGAGATTGTTCAATTGCAGTTCTGCGGATAGAGATAGCTGGGAGTATAAGAACCTTATTTTTATCTCTTGGTGGCTTAAGTCTTTTTGCAAGAGCAAATCTTTCACCGGTAGCAAATATAACATATGGTTTCTTCACATTTTGCGGACCTTTAGCAGCATTAACCATAAAGGTATTGAAACCAATAGTCTTATCAAATAAACGATGTAAAGCAAAATCGATATCTTCAATCCCGACTGGCGGGATTGTGAAATCTAAACTTGGCTGGCTTTCATATCCACTATCAAGATGATCTTTAGGATTTCTTGGATCTTGTGGTATGTTCTGTCTTGTGACATTCTCTTTTGGGTCAACAGCCATATATCTAAGTATCAGTCTTCATTATAGATATCTATGGGTTCTGCATATGTTGGGCTATTATTATCAAAAGAAGATGCTTCTTCTGGCTTATGTGTTGGATCTGTATCAGTATCTACATTAATAATACGAGCGCCTTCGTCTAATGCTATCGGAGCCATATCCTCTGCCAATCTGTCACGCATCTGACGACGATCAAGGGTTTCTCCCTCAATGTTCTCTGTAAGACCACGCTGCTGCTGCCAAACCTTTGTAACATTGCTATCCATATACTTAACGCCTTGATCTTTAAGCATCTGTTTAAAGATATTAACGTCAAATTGTCCTTTGCGTGCTACTTTACCTTCTAACTTATAACCGGTTGTATATTCTACTTGACCGTATATGTTGTTAATTGGCACGAATGTAACCAATTCATATAGTTGGTCACCATAAAGGAAGAAGTCGCCTTCATTAAGGTTATAGCCCTTGTCTAAGAGGTCACGGGCTTGAACAAACAACTCAAACTTATTGGACTGTTCGTTGCCAAATTGGTTCCATCTTGTTTCCCAGTTAGGTTGACCAGCCAATACATCCAATCGTATTGGATTTTCAAAGATCTTTTCAATTGCTTCTTCATATATTGGATGAATTTGGGTCTTCATCGTAGAAATAGGATAATAAATTATCTGTTGCCCAATTACGTCTTTT